TGAGGTATCATATGAAGTAAATAGTCTTTATCTGATAAATATTGATCACATGGATTTGGATTAGTGGGTTTATTCATATACTTATAATAAAAATAGAATATAATTAATATTGAATATAATTAATATTGAATATAATTAAATCTCTCTAATTTCTCTCTAATAGGTAAAATTAAAAGAGTTATATATAAAAAAATTGAATAGTGTTAATAATTTTTTTATATGTTATACAAAAGAATAATGTTGAGAAGTATAGTTTGCTACTGGTGCGTGAAATCACCCGATAATTTAAATCCAAAAGATTTGTCTGTATTTATTCCTCCATTAAAAACAGGAAAAGTAATTAAAGTTTATGATGGAGATACAATAACGATCGCCTCTAGGGTGCCTGGATTATATAATTCTCCTATATATAAATTTTCTGTAAGATTAAATGGAATAGATACTCCAGAGATGAAGGGAAAAAATGAGGAAGAGAAGGAGATAGCTGTAAAGGCGAGGGATGCGTTAAGTGAAAGAATAATGGGAGAGGAGGTAAGGTTAGAGAATGTGCAAACAGAGAAGTATGGAAGATTATTATGTGATGTATATTTGGGATATAGTCATTTAAATAAGTGGATGATAGATGAGAGATATGCATTGAAATATGATGGAGGGACAAAAGTAATACCGAAATCTTGGAAAAACTACCATGAAAAAGGAGAACTATAGAGAGCAAATAATTTATGTGGAAAAGAAATAAATTATTGTATTATTTAGGTATTAAAATTTCGAATACTAATTAGTAAATACAAAATGAGTTTTTATCGGATAAAAAAAAAATTGAATTAAATAATATGATAAATATAAGTAATAATATGATTGAAGAAATGAATTTAACTAAATTATTAAAAACAGAACTGTTAGAGAAGTGTAAAGAACTTGGGATTACAAATTGTAAATCCAAAAAAAAAAATGAATTAATTAATTTAATAAATAGTAAGATAGAATCAAAAAAAGAGGTTGAATTAATAATTGAAGATTGTGTGGAAAATACTAATAATGAAATAGTAGAGATAATTGAAGAAAAAAATAAAATTGGATATGACGATAAAAGTATGAATTGTTCATTAAATTTTATAGATTTGTTTTGTGGTATAGGAGGATTTCACCAAGCATTAACAAAACTAGGATTTAATTGTGTATTTGCTAGTGATATAGATGAAAATTGTCGAAAAATATATGAAGAAAATTATGGGTTAAAACCTAGTGGTGATATAACAAAGATAAAAGTAGATAAAATTCCAAAATTTGATGTTTTATGTGGTGGATTTCCGTGTCAACCGTTTAGTAAAGCAGGATTTCAAAAGGGGTTCGATGATACTAGAGGAAATTTATTCTTTGATATTTGTAAAATTGTTAAAATTCATAAACCAAAGTATTTAATTCTGGAGAATGTCAGAAACCTTGCTTCACATGATAATGGAAATACATGGAAAGTAATTAGAAAATCTATAAAAGATTTAGGATATTATACTCATGATGAACCAGTATTATTAAATGTGTTACATTTTAATATTCCACAAAATAGAGAAAGAGTAGTTATAATGTGTAAGCGAATGGATTTAGGTGAACTTCCTCCTCTTCCTGCTATTGATAAGAATCCGAAACAAAATTTAACATGCTTTGTTAATGATATTATTGATAAAAATGTTAATGATATAAAATTAACTGGTAAAATGAAAGATGTACATTTAGTTTGGGATAGATTTATTAAGGTATTAGATAATAATAACATTGAAATACCAAAATTTCCAATTTGGACAGATTGGTGGGATAAAGATTTCGATAAAAATGATGAATTTTATGTAAAATATAAATCATGTATAGACAAGAATATATATTTTTACGATGAGAATTTTAGCATTTTAAATAAATGGTTAAATGAATCCAGAGAACAAGAAAATTGGGTTGGTGCAGTAAGAAAATTTGAATGGCAAGCAGGAGATTTGAATGAGGAAAACAACAGTTTAAATAAATGTTTATGGACTGCCCGTGGTTCTGGAATAAGAGTAAAAAAATGTGATTATATTCCAACATTAGTGGCGATGTCTATGATACCTATTTATGGACCAAAAAATAGAAAATTAACACCTATAGAATTATTAAGATTACAATCGTTTAATGATTCATTCAAATATAACGAAAAATATATATATAAACAATTAGGAAATGCTGTAAATGTAAAAATGATAGAAAAATGTGCTAGATTTTTAATTTATGGTGAAAATTTATTTATATAGACGGAATTGAAGTAACAATTTCTCTCACCATATTCATCAATCTTTCTTTAATTTGTAAATTTATTTTATTTGGTTCTTTAATATCACTTGGTTGAAATATAATATGTAGTTTATCAGTTGGGATTTTTGCTTTAATTCCATCACCATTTAATATAATATAATTTTTTAATATATCTTTGGATATAATTGCAACACCATTTAAATCAACTATAAGTAAATAATTAGCATATGTATGAGGTAATCCTACATGAGTATTTGTTCCATTACTATTCATTAATTTAATTTCTGAAGTATATTTTTTTTGAAGTAAATTTTTACCACTAAATAAACAACCCGCAACATATTTCATTTCAATTTTTAAATTATCAAGACTTTTTACTATAAAATCACATCCTTGTTCCGTATCACCAACATAAGTAAGTTTATTATTACTGTAAGAGGCGACAGCAGTTTCTAAAAATATTGCTTTTAGAAATCGCATTTGTGGATCATTTAATTCTTTACCAATTGATAAACATAAATTATGAAATCTTTGCCAATCAATACTATTCAAAATTTCTAATATCATATCATACTCCACATCTACTTGTAGTTCTGTTTGAATTAATTCTGGTTTAGCCTCCATTTCTGTATATTGTATTATGAAAAATATTTTATTTATTAATTTTACTTCAATTTTTTTAAATTAATATTAATTTGTAGGTTTTTTTCAAAAACCTACTGATAATTAGGATATCTAATATATATCCCAGAAAAATAGGAAATCTTTGAGTAAAATTCTTTTTTTTTAAATATTTAGGATAAATATATGCCAAATGATTGTTGGAATAATATGACCTTTGTTTGCCAGAGTGATGCTGAACAACTATCTGAATTATATAAGAAAGAGTTTGAAGAACAAGAAATACCTAAGAGGTGTTTAAATGTTCACTACAAGGGTGAAAATGGAATAAGATTAAGTTTATGGAGTAGATGGGGACCAGATAATACATGGTTAGTAGGATTGTTGGAGAAATATCCAAAATGTTGGATAAAAAATGATTGGTATGAAGAGGGTGGTGGAGCAGGAATATTTATAGGAGGATATTTAAATGGGAAACAGCAAGAGACAATAATAGAGGAATGGAATGAATTATGTATAGATGGGGTAGCACATATATTAGGAGGTAGTCAATGAAATATAATTATTTAAAATATTAAACTATTTAAAGATTATTATAGATCGTTATATATAATATGATCTACAATGATTTAGAGTGGTATAAAATTAATCGTCCAGAACATTATAATTATGTTACAATTGAGGTAATTCGAAATAAAGCAAGAATAAAAGTTATAGGAGCAGATGTAAAAGTAGGTAAAAAGACATTAGTAGTAATAAATAAACTACAACAAAATAGTAAATGTCATATATTCCTATCATCTTTACATAGAAAAGCTGATGAATACCAGCGTTTAGAATATAAACACTATGGAATAGAGTCATTTACAAGTCCGAATGAAATAAAAAAAAAATGTATAAAATTTATTAATGAACAAATAAGTAATAACAAATTAATAATTATTCATTTAGATGAGTTAGATTATGGAGCAGGAAGTACACAAAATTTAAACAAAATATTTCAGGAATATAAAAATAATGATAAGGTAGAAATCATTTTATATAGTGCTACACCTGAAATAGTTTTAAAAGAGTTTCTTTGTAATGAAAACAAAAAAGTATTTAATTTGTTAAAAAAATTTATTCCATCTAAATTATATTATGGAATAAAAGACTATATTAATGATAATAGAATGAAACAAGCTGAAGATTTCTTTACATATGATTTTCCTAATAAAAAAATAATTTTGAGTAATCAAGGTAAAGAGTTAATAAAAATGTTAAAAGACAATGAAAAAAAATATATTAGCATTTTAAGACTATCAGGTTGTATAAAAAATAGTAAAAAACAACATTCTAAATTTGATTTATTTAAAAACCATAAAGATGAAATTCAAACCAAGTATGGAATAAAATTAATATTTATAGGCGATAAGGATGATACTTGCCGTTGGGATGATTGTGACTATTGGGATAATTTAAATCCAAATAATAAGTATATATTTATTATAAATATGGTAGCAGGTCGTTCAACAGAATGGAAGTGTCATCCAAACTTGTTATGGTATCATACAAAAAGACACTCGCAAACAACTCCAGCTTCAACTATACGACAAGATCAAGAGCGTCCTGTATATTACAAAAGTGAATATAATAAAAATAATGATATTTATATCTATGGAGATGTATTAACAGCAAAATATTCAGCAGGATTAATAAGCTATGATGAATATAATAGAAATACAAAAAGAAAAATGGCTTCTCGATTAAATAATAAAAAAAAAAATAATGATCACATTATTATGAAAGAGCCAGAAATTTATTCAGCTAATGATGATAATATTCCTGAAAGATATAAAGAAAGATTGTCTAATTATCATTTAAAAGATGAACATAGATTTAAAAAAGACAAAATTGAAAAAAATCAAGACTTAGTATGGGAAAAATATAATAAATTTGAAAATTTTTATATGACTAATATTAGGTCATCGAGAACTAATGTTTTAAAACATGGAAAGTTGAATTATCCACCTGTTTGGACTGAAAACCTGTTGTTAAATCAGATGAATGAAGGTATAAATAAAAGATCTAAAGAAAGAATTAATATTTTTTATGAAGAAGGAGAAACTAATCCAGAAAACTACAAAATAATGATTCGTACTTTAGATAGAGTAGAAAAAATAGATTTTATAAACACAAGTATGTATAATAACTGAAAAAAAGGAACTGAGAAAAGAGAACTAAAAATATGAGAAAATTATTTATCAGTATTGATAACAATATTAGAAGAAGATTGATGTTTTCTTTTACAACCTTTTTTATGAGCAGATAAAGCTCTATTATTGGCAGCTTCAAATTTGTTACAAATATTACATAAAATAGTTTCATGCTCATTATTTAAAATAGAGCCACATTTAGAAACGATAAACTTAGAGAGAGATGGGAATTTAATATCTTCAATTTCAGTAGTAATTTTTTTATGAAAATCTTTTAAAAGTTCAATAATAGAGAGTTTTCTCTCTACAAATTTAGAATATTCTTTGTTAATTTCGTCTAATGTGTCCTTAGGGATGTATATTTCGTTATCTTCCTCATCAAGTTCAGATAATTTATGAGAAAGTGAGTCAATAATATCAACAGCGATATTAATAATATTTGAATTGTAGTCAACATTATGAACATAAATAAGAATATTTTTGCCGATAATATCAATTTGAAAGTTTTGTTTGGAGGTGATACCTGAATGTTGAGATAAAAAAATACCATGTTGTTTTTGTTGTTCAATATCTCGTATAAATTTTTTAACTTCATCGATGGTGACATTACGGTCATAATTTTTGGTTTCAAAAAGAATAGTAGGATGATTAGTGCGATTAAGTTTAAAGTCACAAGAAGCTTTAATACCGGTAGTATTGATAATTTCTGCAGAAGGGAACATATTATTTAATACATGTTCTAATTGATTTTCTCCGAATTGTCCTTTAAATGAAGAGTTTTTATACTTGCCTAAGAAATCAGACAATTCATTCATGATTTTGTCTTGAACAGATTGATTATATTGATCTTTGATAGAAATTAAATGCGTATTAATTCTCTCTTCGCTTGAAGATATAAAGGAAAAGACAGGTTGTAATATATTAGAAGATTTAGTTTCAAAGTTAGAAATAAAGGTAGAGAGAGATTCATCTTTATTGACAGCATTTAAAATGAGTTGAGTGTCATGATCAATAGATTTTTGAAAATTAGAGATGGAAGTTTCGAGTTGTTTATAGTAAGTCTGATTAGATTTGGGAATAATGTCATTAAGTAATAAAGTAGTTTTATCAATAAGTTGAGAGTTATGTTGTTGAAGAAGGGAATTTAATTTATCAGTATTTTGAGAGAAACTACTGTAAACAATATTTTTAATATCTTCAATATAATCTCTCTTAGATTCTTGAAATTTAATATAAATAGAGTTAGTGATATCATGATTTAATTTGGACATAGAGGAAGATAATGAATTAAAATCGTTTTTAAGGTCGCTAACATTAGAGAGAATTTGAGAATTAATGGTAGAATTCATAGCAGAATTCATATCATCAAACAGTTTTTCAAATAACTCAACAAAAATAAGATTAACAGCTTCAAAATTAACAGAAGGATTTTGAGTATAAAAGTTAATAATTTTTTTGTTTGTAATATTACAAGGTTTAGACATAATATAAAAAAATAAATATATCTCTTTAAGCATTTTTTTCTGCTAAATATAATTGTAATAGTAAATTTAGTGTTGTAATCTTGTAATTAGTATTCTATTAGATTTGTAATTAGGAAAAATAGGAGAATTAGAATTGTATTAGAAAAAATAGAGTTGTAAATCTACTAACAAAAAAAGAGAGAAAAAAGACAAAAAAATATTATGGTAATAAAAATATTATAAAAAAAATAAACATAAAAGGAAAAAAGGTAATAAAATTTAATTTACAAACTTAAATACTTAATTTGTCACGATAAGACGATAAAAATATATTTAATTAAATAAAATGTGATGAAAAGTGGTAATAAAAAATATTATTAATTATGGTAACAAAAAATAAAATAAGAGGAAATAATTGTGACCATAATAGGTAAGGGGAAAATAAATTCAGAAAATAAAAATGAGACGATAAAATTGCCTAAATATATAAAAAAATAAAAAAAATAGAAAAAAATAAAATCTAATTTATATAATATAAAAAAAAAAGAAAATATTTTTTATTTTGACTCCGACTTGTCGGAATCAGCATAGCTG